AATCAACAGGGTCTTGGGGAGAGACAAAGCAGAGCTCTCTCAGGGACCCAACCCGTTCTTAATCTTAAATCCAGCAGGTGCACTCATCATGTTAAACAGAGTACACGATCCTCAAATCAAGGATCCGATAACATGAACCAAGTTCACGGAACGACAGCCTTCTGTTCGTTCCGCGAGTTTGACGTCAAGAGGTTCCATTCTTTGGTAGTGAAGGGAACCCCCCAGGCATCGGGTACTAAAGACTCCAACGTGAAATTAGAAAAAGTTAATTTTCGATATTCACGTGTCCCCACCATATTGGAAGTGAGAACAGCTTTCAGTATCGTCGATGTCATCATCGGTTCTTATGTGACCTGTTATCCTGGTCACGAAGCTTTTGTTCGACTCGCGCTCCAGAGCGAGTACGACACCCTTGTGTCGCCTTTTGTCCAACCTGTCATCGACATGACGTGGCATAAATTAGTTAAAGAGAAGCTTAACTACATTTTTGCGTTCGCCATGGGACAGGTTGACTTACCTGCTACTCCCACTAATACGATCTACGGGCACAACCCGAAAATCTTGTTGGGAGGGGTGGTTGGTAGGAGAATCCAGCAACAGACGTTTTCAAAACGGACAAACCAGTCTAGGCGACTGATATGGTTGAATACGGTCCTTCACGGGATTAAGAAAGCCATGCCAGCCGTCTCGGACGACGTATTGAACGACGCCCTGCTGCAACACCGAGAGAAATTGGGGAAATTACCCAAGCCGATTTCTGCAGACGCGCGCGAAGTTATCAATCGCACGTGCAGGGAACTCTTCGGTCATATCAAGATCGATGATTTGTCTCTACTGACAAGTCTCTCCCAAAACAGCACATTCGAAAGTTCACGTTCGAATGGCGGCTGTGCGGGATATCATCGGATAGACCAAGAGCCCAGAATATCGGCAGTCCTGGAAGGTGTTGACGGGAAGCCAGTCCCAATATGGACCAATAAAGATGCTACCATCGAGGAGTGCAATGCGGAACGAAAGAACCACATGGCAACCTTGGAGGAAGTACCCCATTGGGCTCCAAAAGACTGGTCTGTTGTAGGGTTGAAAGAACCCTTAAAGACGAGAATAGTGACGAGTGGTCCTGCTGTTTCTAACGGGCTGTTCACCGACCTCCAACAAAAAATGTTTAGATCCATTAAAAGATTTTGGCAATTTAAGTTGACGGAAGGTGGGCAGCTCGAGAGGAACGACTCCCTCAATTTCCTTATGTTCGAGGCCGAAGAAGACCCGGAAACCCTTAACTGGGTCTCCGGTGACTATTCGGACGCAACGAATTCGTTGAATGTAAACGCCACCAAAGCGGCTATAAGCGGCTTTGACGAGAGTTTACACAAGTTACTTTTAGATAACTTGTGTAGTGGGGTCTTACATCATAAGGTCAAAGAGGATGGAGTCGAACTTCATACGGAAACAGAGCAGAAGAATGGGCAGCTCATGGGATCACTGTTCTCCTTTCCAATTTTGTGCGCGATCAACCTGGCCATGTTTCGTTTAGTCTATGAACGATTCCATAAGCGTCAAGTTTCAATTCGTCTTCTTCCAGTTCTTGTGAACGGAGATGATATACTTTTCAGACAGA